GGCGTCGCCTAATCAGGCCGTTCATTTTCTTGCCGTCATTATAGACCCACGACATGAAGGCTTCCTCCGCGCCGGGATAGTCACCGGCCTTGTGACGCTTCAGAAGCGTGGAATCGCCAAGTCCTTCGGCTTTCGTGTCCTCGTCAATGTCCAGCCCGACGTTATAGGCAAAGCTGACAAGCGAATCGAATTGGCTTTGCGTGGTCTTAGCGCCAGCGAGAAGCGCGTTCACGCCAATCTCAAACTTGGCCAAGTCCTGCGCGAACTTAGCGTCCGCATATTCCTTCGTCCAGACCGTTCCGAGCGGGATTGCCCGGCCCTGAAGGTCGGACGTTGACCCCCACCCGCAAGTGATCGGCAGACCGTTTCGGCTTCCGGGGTCTTTGTAGGACGTGAGTTTCAGCGTCTCGAAACTATGGATCAGGTCAATCGCCACACGACTAGCGCCGCGACCCGTCCCGCTAGGGCTTGCAGCGGCCACCACAGAGCCAAAAGCACGGTTTATGGCGTCAACGTCTCCCTGCGTCAGCGGAGCGCCTTTTATGGCCCTTACAGCGTCGAATAGCGCCTTGCTCATATTAAACGTCCGTCGTGGTTATAGTCGGAGGGCCGGTTTCCGTCGTTGTGGTGACCTTGTTGCCGCCTCGCGCCATCCATCCACCGACTGCCCCGACAGCCGCAGCCGCTACCGTCTCGCCGTCACCGTGGATGATAGCCGCCACGCCGATTACGCCTAGCACGATCAGCCCCGCAATGGCCGTTACGTCGATGTGCAGATCATTCATCAGGTCAAACCCAACACGTTAGAAATCTTAGGCAAGAGCAACGTCAGAACCACCCCGAACCCAACCGCCGCGCCCATCTGCCAGCGTTGCAGGGACATCACCCCGTCCATCTGTTTCTCTAGGTCTATAACCCGGTCAGTCAGCCTCGCCACTCGGTCGGCTACTACGTCTAACGTCGGGCCGCTCATTGGTGAGCATCCGCAGCAAAAGGCAGACCCCAGCGACTAGACAAATAAGCGCGAAGCCGATCCAGACCATGACCTACCCCGACACACCCAAGGGCCAGAAGCTGAACGATAAAAAACGCATTGACCGCAACAACGTATAGATACAGCCCCTGTTGCGTCAGCCCCCCTAGCTTCCACATGTTAATAGCCACCACATGCAGCATAAGTTGGGCGACAAGGCTCCCAACCATGACAACCTTCCAGCCCTCACGGCTTTTCTGCCAAGCCCGGTAAATCATCCCGGCTAGGAAGCAATCGAGAACCGGAGCCGCCAAGATTGCCTCTGGAAACCCGTACATCGTCACCAACAGATTATTGATGACGAACACGATGGCCAGCAAGGCGCTAACTCCCATCAGGTCCGCATACCTCTCAGGCTTTGACCGATAGGCCAGAAAGCAGGCGAGGAAGACGAATGCTGTGGCTGCGGTGTACGCTATCATGAGACTCACGGCTTGATCGGTCCATCAGGGTCGTCAACCGGCGGCTTTGAATTCCCGCCGCTGAACAAGACCACGTTGTCCTCGGGATAGACTTCCTTGAAAGCCCGTTGTGCACGGTCCTGCAAGAAGTGAACGCGCCGCGCCTGCTTTTCGGTCCGTTTGGCTACGGTTTCCGCCTTCACGGCAATCGCCAGCATCTCATTAACGAGCGCCTCTAGCTTCACCTGCGCCGCACCTATGGCGTCGATATGCTCTTGAGGGGTCATGCTGATTCCTAGTTAGAGCTACGGCTGATTTCATACCACAGAGACGACGCCCCAGCAGCCGTCCCGCAAATCAGGACGTTAGTATCATTCGCGTCGGCATTGAAGACGCTAGGCGAATAGACATTGCTTTGCTTAACCTGCGTCGATCCTGTCATCCGCAGCGTCACAATCTGACCCACGCCAGCCGGGAGGATTTGCAGGATGCTGGTCGCGCCGGAGTTCAGCACAAACACCGACTGACCATCGGTCGCATCAAGCGTAATGTCCGTGCCGGTTTGCGTATCAATGACCTGAGCGCCAGCCTTCGGGAATATCGTGTTAGACCCGTTTTGCGTCGGGTTCACATACGCAGCAACGCTCCACGAACCCGAACCTTTCACAGCTTGGAAACGGTCAATGATAGCGTCAGGCGTTCCGGCTCCTGTCGCGTTCAGCGTCACCGCAGAACCTTGAGCACCAGACCCTGTGTTGACCGCCTTGCCGCCCCTCAGTTGAAAGCGGCTGCTTTCCTGAACGAAGACGTGCTGAATCACGCTCCCGCCGTTGTTCGCAGCGGAGGAAAACGATTGGAACGCGGAAACGATCACGTCATCGCAACTCAGAATCTTGAGTGCTGAATATGACCCACCCGGCGCAGTCCCCCAGTCCTTCACCAGAACGTTGTTAATCTGGACCTGAGAATACCCGGTGCAATAAACCCCCGTAGAGCCAACGCCATCAATGACTCCATTGGATACAACAACACCAGACCCGCCCGACGTAGCAGCGCCTTGGAACGCAATCTCAATCGCCCCATTGGTCGCGCTCGCGTCAGCATCCAGCGCAACGTCCTTCAGGTAGAAATCTGAAATGACGATGTTGGTGTTAGAGGCTGTCGTGCCCGTGTTTCCGGCAATAGCGGACTTTCGGAAGCGGCGCGCACGGAGACCCGTGACCATCGCCCCGGCAACCTGATCGCCCATGTAAACAGCGTGACGGCCCTGCCCCGTAATCAGGGAGTCAAAGTCGTTATTCTGCGAGCGGACATTGTTCCCCGAGAAAACATGGCCATAACCGTAATCGGTCGAGGTTCCATACAAGCCCTTCCCAACGCAGTTTCGGGCAATGAAGCCGCCCGCCATGTTGGAATGGATAAAGCTATTCCATCCGTTCGTTCCGGGGATCGAGCCCTTGAACCGACCACCATCGACCACCCCGCCCATGTCGTCCGTCGATGTAGAACCGAACGGAGCCGTACCTCCCGCGTTGGAGTTCCACAGGATAGCCGTGTGGTTACCTGCTGCTTGTGTAGTCGCCACACCGATCAGTCCGGGATTAATCAGCTCCGCATCAAGAATGCCGTGCGGGCAGGCAATGCCGTTCGTTCCCGAGGTAGCAGCTTGGAACCACGCGCCGTCCTCAAACACCATCTTTTGCTGTTGCAACGCGAACAGAACCGGCGAGGCTATCGAATAGATACCGGCAGGAACCCACACATTCTTATGGGCTGCGAGACAAGCATTGATCGCCGTCGTGGCGTTGTAGGTCGAGGTTCCCGCGATAATCGCCGCTTGTTCTGCAACTGGGATGAAGTCAAAGACCGAGACAAAATCCCGCATCTTGTCTTGTGCGGTCCGAGCAACAGCACCCGTTCCGCTTTGCAGGAAGCCAAGCAGCGCAGACCCGCCTGACGCGGAGAAAAACGCCTTGATGTAGTCAGCAAAGGTTGAGGCTGTCAGACGACGAAGAGGGCCGGGCGAGCGATAAGCCGCCAGCACGTCCCCATCAACGACCGGAGCCGTAAGAGCCGAAAGCTCAGGATAAGTCTTGCGAGGAATATCGACCATTATGCGAATCCAGAGACGCTGATTTCAGTGGGGTTGCCGACGACATTTTCCCAATAAACAACAACCGTTGTCGTTGTTTTTGCACCGTAGGTAAATCCCGCCGTTCCTCCACTGGGAGCGCCGTTGGTAGTGCCGTGCACGGCATAGGTCGCATTAGGCAGCGCGTTTGTGAAGGTTGCCGTGCACGACGACAAAGCCCCCGCAACCGTTAGCGTCGATAGGCTCGCTACGTTGACGCCGTTGGTGAAGGTAGGCTGCGAGCCGTTCACGTTGGTCGTGGTGATGACGCAGCCAAACGCCCGGCCATAGCCGACTTGGAACGTGCCCGCGCCGGTCAGCACCTTGTATTGATCGCCAGCCGCAGCAGCCGGAACAACCCCTTTCGTCCCCGCAACCGACTGCGTAGCACCGACAACTGGGTCCAGAAGCGTCGTGACTTGAGCGCCGGTAACGTCCTCAACCGCACCCGTGCCAGCTGTGACGCGACCCTTGATCGTGGACGTGGCGACCGTCGCTAGTTTGGCATTCGAGAAGGATGCGTCAGGAACCGTGATCGACCCGCTAAAGGTCTGGTTTCCCGTAAACGTCCCTGTTGCTGCAACCGTCAGCGTATCGCCGGAGGCGTTGCCAATCGTCGTGTTGCCGTCAACCGTCAGGTTGCCCGTCAAAGTCAGGTTGCCCGTGATCGAAGGCGAGCCGGAGAACACCACCCCAACCGGGAACGTTACAGTCGAGGACGTGGCAGTCATCACCGCAACGCCACCGACCGCCAATCCAACCTGATTAGCAACGGGGAAATACCAACCCGTATCGGGGTCGCTGATCGGGGAGATAGCCGGAGCAGACAGCAAGCCGTCAGATACAGAAATGCCTTGGGCAAACGGGATGCGAGCAGAGGCCGTGGTCTGGCCGTCCGAGGCAAGCGATTGCGTTATGGCCGTCGCATAGTCAGCCTGCGTCGTGTTCCAGTCATCCGACAGAATCGGCGTGTCTGCCGTTGCCGGGTTCCATGTGTTTGAGGGGGGCGAATACGATCCGCTGCCATTCCGGGGCAAATCTAGTCCTCCTGTCCAGCGCCGACGGCTACACCCGCACGAATACGGTTAGCGCCACGGGGACGATTGATCGCACGGGTCAGCCGAGCGTTGAAGTCTTCCGAGTTGGCCATAAGCATCTCAGCCAGAGTTTCTGCGTTGCGGCGGGCGGTCCAGTCGTCAATCCCTTGTGCAAGCCTTCCGGGGATGCCGGGAAGGTTGGTGAAGGACTGCGCTACGCCCGTCGCCAGATTGCCGCCGCTAAGAGCGTTGATGGCCTCGGTATTGAAAGCCGTCTCAGAGCCGCCGCGATGACGCTGACCCGTCGCTTGCAGAACCTCAACAAGTTGGGCCATCGGGTCCGAGCCGCGCGCAACAGGGGCGTTTGGATTGAGCGCGGGGAAGGCCATGTTAGGATCAGGCCGGTTCACCACGTCCAGCGCGCCCATGACGGTGCGGCGCTGTTCGGGGTTGCCAAACGCGCGAGCCGCAAAGTTCGCCCCGCCGAACTGATTGTCACCCGTGGCGAGCTGCTGCTGTGCTTCCATCGCCTGACGGGCCAGATGTTGACGAACGAGCGGGCCACCGACAGATGGGTCAATCTCGCCCATCAACTCAAGAGCGCGAGCGGTTTCAGCCGCTTGGCCTTCAAAGGGCTGTGCGGGGAACAAGGCTTCTGTCTGGCCTGCAAGGTTTGGCTGCACGTCTGATTGGCCAGCAATCGCACCGATAGGCCCACGCCGCAGCGGGTCAACAAACGCTTCACGTCCGGTAGCGACAGTCTGACGAGCGGCGGCAAACTCCGGCGACGTATCGCCTGCAAGTTGTCGGGCAAGCGCAGCCGCTTGGTCACGTTGAGATGCAAGCGTGTTGTTTCCGGCTGGGTTCATAACACCGGGCCGGGCTTGCTCTCCCATCGTATCAAGTTGCTGAATCACGCGGTTGACGGTCGAAAGGTCATCCGGCCCACCAGCCACAAGCGCGGCAAGCTCTGGATTTGCCATCAACTGTTCAGCGGCGGCGCTATACGACGGATTGGCTTGCAAGCGGACAAGGTCCGCAGGGTCCAGCGTTTGGCCCGGAAGTTGGTCGTAAAGAGGCTGTGCGCTTTCGTTTACGCGGCGACGCATGGTGTCCAGAACGCCAGTTGCGGCCTCTTGGGCTTGGCCAGCAACTTGCGGCCCGCTTGTCGGCGGCGCGATGCGGTCCAATTCATTACCGATAGCCCGTTCAACTTGCGCCGGACGATTGGCAAAAAACGGAGCCATGCGGGAAGTTTGGCCCTCGACAACGCGCTGCAAGCGGCCAAGCCCCGTTCCGCCACGCGTGACTTGCTGCACAGCGTCCGCGTTTGATAGATCAACGCCAAGGAGTGCGCCACGCTGACGCAGAGCCGCAGCCAATTCCAACTGTTGAGGCGTGACGCCTTGGGCTGCGTTACGAAGTGAAATGTCTGTGCCGCCGCGAACGGCATTAGCGCCGCCGACAGCAAGCCCTCCGACAAGGCCAGCACCAAGACGGGCCAGACCTTCGGCTTGCGTGTCACGTCGTCCGCCGCTCATACCGCGCGCAACCTGTCCCGCTGTCTCGGATGCCGCAGCAGGAACAAGCCACGATGCGGCTTTAGCCCCCGCCCCACCGGGGGCGATTAGGCCGGGCAGAAACTCGCCAGCCGTTCGCGCATACTCACCCGCTACGCTTTGCGGCTGGTAATAGTCTCGACCAAGGCTCCGGCGCAGTTCATCGTTCAGTTGCTCGCCGGTAGGCCCAACGACGCCAAACCCCGGAATGTACTGGCCCGGCTGACCGCCGATCAGTTGACCAAGCGTTCCCTGCATCCCAACCATGCCCGTAGCGCCCTCGACAACGCCAGTCGGGATCGACTTGGCAATGTCTTCGGCAACAGAGAACGGGCGCTGATAAACGCCCCGCGCAAGAGGCTCGTCTCCGGGGCGCGCTTGCCCTTCAGTCGGCGGGGAGGGCAGAGCATAAACCGTGCCGTCCGCGCCTTTGACCCACGTTCCCTGCGCAAGCCCGGCCACAGTCGCACGGTCTGCCGTCGCAAGGTCAATCGGGTTGTCCTCGGTCATTCCCGGTTCGGAGTAATATTCCGAGTCCTCGGGACCGCCGAAGTTTTCCTGCATTACGCGCAGGATTTCGTTATCAGGCGTCCCGGCGGGAAACTTGATCGTCGTGCCATCAGGGGCAACGATTTCGATGTCTGGTTCCATCTACTCAAGCTGGCCCGTGTTGGGGTTATATCGGCGCGTTTGCCCGTTAGACCGGCGTGGAGCGGGCGCAGACGGTGCAGGACGACGCGGCGCAGGAGCGCGTGGTGCTGGCGTTCTAGGGGCGGGAGGCGCAGGCGCTTCATCACTCCCGACCACGTTGCGCGGATCAATACCGTAGCCTTCCGCCATGCGGGTAAAGTCAGCGACGCGGCTTTGATACGATTGCTCGTAAGTGCCAAATTGCGCCCGTCCGACAGCGACAATCTCGGCCCGCTGTTGAGGCGTAAGCCGCTCACCCGTGACCACGCGGTTATAAAGGCCGCGAATGTTCTCCGGAACGCCGCCTGAGTTTTGCACCGTAGCGGCCTCGCCCTCGCGAACGGTAGAGCCGGGGTCAAAGATTTTCATGACGCCAAAGATGCCGCCAACGTCACCAATGCCGGTCCCTTGTGCCAACGATGCCTCGACCTTCTGGAAGGCTTGGCGAACGGTGCGATATTCTTGCGTTGCGCCTTGGTACTCGCGACGAAGCTCGCGCTCGTTTCTGATTCGGTTCTCGCCTGCTGCCGGGTCTTGAGGACCGCCGCCAATAGGTTGAAGACGGCCATTAGGGCCAAGCTCGTATCCCGACTCTTGACGGTTGACGACAGACACGACGCCTTCAGGGCTGCGCGTCAGCAGCGTACCAGCCGGAACGGCGTAACTGTTGCCTTGGCCCGCCACGAACGTCTCGTTTTGCGCCTCGTTAGGAATACCACCTTCAAACGCCGGGCGCATATTTCCAAACTGATCGCGGAGATACGGAACGCCGTTAACATCAACGTCCTTCCACTCGGGAGGCGCGGACATACGGCCCTCAATCTCACCGATGACACCTTGCGCCCATGCAATCTGACCCGGATCACCACTCGACAGCGCACGGCGAACAAGGTCTGCTTCACCCGGCGTGATGCTTAGCGCATTGCGCGGAGCCGTAGCGGGTGCCGCTTGAGGAGCGGGCTGCGCGGGAGGAACGTCTGCCATAGGAGCAGGTGCGGCGGCCATGCCAGCGGGTGCGGCGGGAGGCATAGGTGAACCCGCTACCGCAGCAGCAGGGGCAACAGGAGCCTCTTGCGGGGCCATCGTGTTAGTAACAGGCGGAGCCATCGGCGTGGGCGCGGGAGGTTCACCGCCACCGCCAAGCAGGCGAGCAAGCGCAAGATTCCCCGCTTCCGCTTGTCCAGCGAGGCGTTGTTGGTTTTCTTCCTTCACCCGACGATCAGCACGGTTGGCGCTGAACTGCGTGATGCCTTGGCCGAGCAGACGGGCCGCAAGCTCGCCGTAACCGCCCTTAATCTCGACAGGCTGGCGCTGTTGCTCAAGCAGTTGGGCCAGCATGGCGCTACGGCGCATAGCCGGGGTTTCGATCATCTGCGGGGCAGGCATGGGAGCGCGGGCCATTTAGAGCTTCCCGTAATCGACCATGAGGAAGCCCGTCCAGTGCCGGACAACCGCGTCAATCCCCATCTTGAGAACGTCCTGCGCCATCACGCCGACGTGGCGCTTGCGGCCCCAAATGTAGCGGAACTCGTAAACCGGCAGTCCGCTATCCATCGTGCCGACGCGGACAATATCGCGCTTCAAGCGACGATCAGACGCGCCGATAGCCGCGCCACCAAGCGAGAACAGCCCGCTCATAAGAGCGTTTTGCTGACCCACACGCGTCTGATAGTTTTGGTTCTGCTGATTCAGGCTCATGGCGTTAGCGCCAAGCACGTCAGTTTGGCCTACGCCTGTCGGACTGTATTGAATGCCCTGCGGCATACCGACTTGACCCGTTCCGAGAAGGGCTTGCAGTTGGGCTAGGGGCTGGTTTTGGACGTATGCCCGCTCTTGAAGGCCCTGCGTCCGCGCCTGATTACCGAATGTCCCACCGGCAATAGCGTTTTGAATAGCGCGAGATTGTTCCGCGCCACCAGCCTGAATGGACTGATTGCGGGCCTCTCCGTAAGCGTCGCTTCTATCTCGTTCAAAATCTTGGCGAAGATTTCGCGTCGCCTCGCTGTTTGCGCCAAGACCCTGAGCGGCCAATCGCGCATCCTGCGAGCGTTCCATTCGGTCAAACTGCGGGTCAAGGCGACGTGTCTGGCTCGCATAAACCGAATCCTCAAACCGTTGGCGGTCAAAGTCGGGAGAGTTGAAGCCTTGAAGTTCCGGCAGGCCCTCGGTGTTCAAGCCTTGGCCAAGCGCATCGTTGACGCGGCCAATCTGCTGACCCGCCGTGTCCAGCGCGGAGCCGTAAACCGACGTTGAGCGGTCGTAATTCTGCTGCTCTCCGGGGGAAAGCATCGTCTCTTGGCGGTAGCCACCGGGTGCGGTCGAGTCAGCGACATAGCGAACGGACCCTTGTGGGCCGCTGGCGTTCACCATGTTTAGACGCTGTTGCTCTTGGGCAGTCGCGGTATTAGCCGCGCCTTGGGCGTTGGCTAGTTGGACGGGATCAGGGGCTGCCGGGGGGCGGGGCTTGCTCACTCACACGATCCTTGTTGAAGCGGTGGGCTTGCCACTCGCTTTTGAGAAGACCGGATATGATGCAGTCATCGTCACCGAATCCACCGCGAATAGTCCCCTCGTGTTTGAACCCAAACTTTTGGAGGAACTGGCGAGCGCGACGCAGTTTCTTCGGCGTCAGGCTGGTGATCCGGTTGCAATCGAGTTGATCGAAAGCGTAGCGCATGATGCCCGTAACAAGGCGAGGCGTCAACCAGTCAGGCCGAATAGCGGCAAAACTGACCTCTATGTTGCGATATTGGGGCTGATACTGATTGAATACGACGCCGCCAATGAGATTATCGTGCTTATCGACAACCCCGATAGCCTCGCATGGCCCCCAATCCAATCCATGCCCGATCTGGTCCGCTACCCATTGAGCGACGAGAGGGGAGAACGGGCCAGAGACTAGCCTCAAAGCTGCCCGCCTGTCTGGTTCTGGTACTTCACATTGAAGGCGATAATCTCACACGGGGCATTCGAGTTGCGCGCCGCCTGCATCGCAACAATCCCGGTTTCGTCATACGAAACCACCGTGTCGTCATCTACGGCAAGGTCCATGTACAGGACGGGCGTCGGCGTCACGCGGAGCCGTACAGCGCCGCAGTAACCAATCCCGGTAACGCTAGTCCAACTGTCCCGCGTCTGGACGCTAGGCGACCACAGGGCCACATCCCAAAGCCCCGTGTCCCATTGACCGCCCGTGACAGTGATTGTCGTAGGAACGGCAGTCGGAACCCGCTCCTTGAAGTCCGTAATGACCTCCACGGCAGGCGCGATGTTGCTGGCAATCCGCAGGATGGGTTGCAGCATTTCAAACTTCTTCAGGTCGCCACGCGAGCCGAAGTAGTTAAACGCCGTTTTGATGTCGCCCGTAATGCCCGTCAGGTTGTCCGCGTAACCCGTGTCCCAAAGCCCGACGTAATCAGAAGCCCCAAAGTACATCTGGTCGTTGGCCACGGCCCAGCAGAAGGCATTGATACCCGTAAACCGGCACCATGCACCCGTCTGCACATTCTGGACGTACTGCTCAGACCGAGACAGGCTCGCCGTGGGAATGTTGAAGATGGCCAGTGTTCCCTTCGTATAGAGAACACCCTCCCATCCAAAGTTGCCCCGGAAGCGTTGTGTCGCCTGCTGAAAGGCGTTCTGAATCTTCTGTGTCAGCGCAACAAGGTTCTCTTGTGCGCGGTCCAGCGTCAGGGCCTGCGAGAGCGGGACAACGCCGTCAGTGGTCAACAGAACAAGGTCAGAGCCGTACTTGATGAGCGACCGACGCGACAGCGGAAGGCCAAGGTCATACACCCCGACCAAAGCCCAATTGTTGGCATCCGATGGGTCAAGGCCCTGATAGACCGCCACTTGACCCTGAGTAGTAACAAAGACAGCCAGATCATCCGCACCCGAGCCGCCGTCCAGCGTCCAAGTGGCTTGGCAGATGATAGACCCGCCCTTGTCAAAAATCGGGCCAAGGTCCAGCAGATTGGCCTCACCCTGAATGGCAAATGGCTCAAGGAACCAGACCCGCAGGCTGTTTTCCTGCACGAAGAACAAACGGCCCTTGTGGTCCATCACGTCAACCAACGTGCGCGGATCAAGCGTAATCACGCCCGCCGTTCCGGTGATGACCGTATCGACCCAAGCCGAGCCGTTGTAATAGACCGGATCAATCGCACCGTTGGCCGCGATCAGGAACGTCCCCGCATCGTTGGCAAAGTTGATCCATTGCCAGCGGGCGTTACCCGACCCGGTATAGACCTCAACCGGCGCGTCATTCTGGTTGGACACGTCAAAGATTGACCCGCCACAGGCCGCAAAGATGTCGTCAGCCACCGAGGCCGAGCCGCCACGCCAGACCATCAGCGTCTCAGTCGGAAGCGGCAAGCCTTCTTGCCACGGCACAAAGCCCCGTCGCAGTTCCACATAGCCCGCGCGGGGAATGAAGTTGTCGAGAATGACCGCGTTTTCCGGCGGCATGTTGGCCAAAGGGGACTGCGCATCCCATCCCCCCACCGGGGCCGGAATAGCCTTGCCGATGGAAACCCGCTGCTGATACGAACCCCGGATAGGCTGGCGACCGTAACGCTGTGCTGCCTGCCTCATAGCGCGACCCATGCCCCCGAGCGGTTCTGATAGCCTTGCGAGCCGATGTAGAACAGACGGCCTTCCGGGCTGTCCGCCGCATCAGGAAGCGCCGACCCGTAGCTAGGGCCGTACACCGAAAACAGCGCATTGATCTTCTTGCGCTGCGTCTCTTGGTTTTTGGTGTCAGCAATAGTCAGAAACAGAATCATCCGGGGAAGTTCCCCATTTGGATGTTGGTTGGCCAGCCGTAGTAGCTTCCTCCGGTACTGTCGATGACAGTATTCCCACCATCACGGGCCATGCGCTGTGTGCGCTCGCTCATGTAGGTCCGGTAGTCTTCTGCATAGTCAAGACCTTTAGACTTCAGGAAGCGCCAGCGGATGCCGAGCGGGAACAGCATGTCATCCAAATACGTCTCGTCCGTATCGGCAAGAAACTCTTGCTGCGGGACGCCCGCGTCTGACTTGGCCCAATATTTGGTGATGTATTCGTATGCAATCTCTTGTCCAGCCGGGGGCGTCGGGGTCACAAGGAACTGCCCGTCACGCTCTACGAAGGCGAGGAACACCCGATTGAGTTGGGGCTGAGCCTGAATGGCTTGCCACTCTTGCGGCGTGATCGGGCCATAGACATAGCGCATCGTCGTCCGGTTGAAGAACGAGTTGGCTACGAAGTGGTCCAGATCAGACGGAACCGCGCTGGATTGCACCGCGCTCGCCACAGTCTCGAACAGATGCTGGCGACGCATGATCTGCCAGTCATACGCCCCCGCTAGTTCGTCGCCCTCTTCATTGGCCAGCGCAAGAAGCTGCTGAACCTGAATGTCTGTCGAGGCTACGACTTCCGTAGGAAGCGGAAGGGACAAAAGACGGCAGGACCGGCGAATGATTCCGAGCAAATCCACGGCTTAGACCTTTGGCGGGCGTCCGCGCTTTTTAGGCGTCGGAGGGGTTTCTACAGGTTCGGTAGCCCCTCCCGGCTCCCCGTCGTTGTCATGGTCGAAAGCCTCAATCGGCGCATGATTGAAAGCGTTGCTGAGATACATAGCATACTCCGCGCCATGTGCCTTCTTGTCTGCTTCCGTTGCCAGACGCGGGCCGATGACCGACGACGAATCCGCCTGATAGCGGAACATCAGCACACCGCCCTCTTTGAAGAAGGTAGCGCCCGGCTTATACATCACGTCGCGTTCAAGATTGCTCATGCTGCTGCATCCACTTTCTTGGCCTCAAGAGCGAGCGCCAGTTTGTCCTCAAGCTCACGAATCCGCTGCGTCATTTCCGCAAGGGGCTTTTCGGCGTCCGTCTGCTCAATAAACCGCTGAGCCTTCGCGCGGAGAGCGTGGCCACCCATCGGAACGCACTTGGCAAGCTGACTGTCGGAAAGGCCAGCAAGGGCCTCCACGGTGCGAATGTGAACGCTGTTAAGCTCGATGACCTGACTGCGACCAATGCCAGCCCATTCCTCTAGCGGGGTTCCGCTTTCAGGGGCTTCCATGTTGGCCTTGAACGCGGCGTATTTGGTAGGCCAGCGGTCGCGGTGTTCGTCCTTCACCGCCACGTCAACGATGTTCTTGTTATCGCCCGGCACGATCAGTTCGACGTACTCAACGTCATTCCAGACCTCGCGGCCTTCCTTCTCCGACAGGAAGTTGTTGCGGACCGGCTTGATATGAAAACGCGGGATGACCCGATCCCGACCGTCTGGCGCTACATAATCCATCTATGACCTCCAATAGATCGTATCGTTGCCAATCCGCATCTTGCGGGTATAGCCGGGCAAGTCCGCCTTTGGACCCAGCCCTTTCTCTTCAAGGACTATGATAGGCGAAAACTTCTCGATTGTCGCCATAGCGCCCGCAATCGCGTCAGCCTCCGCGCCTTCAATGTCCAGCCAGATCAAATCGCATTGATCGAGGTTGAGGCCGTCAATGGTCAGAACAGGAACCGCAGTCCCCGGCAGCGTCTTGTGAGAACCGCAGTTGTCCTTGTCGATGCGTAGGACGCCACACGTTCCGACTTCTGACCCGAGCGCGGCATAGTAGGTCGTGACGTTCTCGGCTGTGACGTTGGCCACCAAGCAATCAAGGTTGTCCGTGTCCGGCTCAAACGTGATAACCCGATCAAACACCTTGGCCAGCGCGAGGGGATAGACGCCGACATTTCCGCCCGCTTGAACGCAGACGCGCTTTTCCTTCACCAGCGGAAAGACGACGGGCATAGCCGCCGCGCACTCCGTCACCACCGCAGCACGGCAGCGCACGTCAAAATCAGGCCACCAAAGGCCGTCGATCTGCTTCATCGGTTGGCATCCATGTAGATCGCGACAACGGCAATCCAGCACAGCCAGATGGCGAGAAAGGAGAGCACCCACATCATTTTGAGTCTCGCGCTGCAACGTAATCTTCAACGCTATTAACTTTGTCTACCGCTAACCGCAGAGAGCCTAGCGTACATTTTACGGCTTGATCTTCCGTCATTCCGCGACCGTACCCCGCCTCCTTGTCGCGCTTCCATTGCTCAAGCGCCCAGCCGGTTAAATCACCCTTTTCAGCCATCCACGACTCAACCGCCGCCTCTCGCGCTGCACGGAACGCCTTGGCGATTAGCGCCGCTTTCTCTTTTTCCTGATCTTCCCACGCCTTCAGAACTTTTCTGGCGGCGTCAGCGTCCTGTGCGGTCAGTTTTTTCTTCACCGGAGCAACCTCCCCATGTCGGGGATCAGCCCCTTGCCATGCGTCACCAGTTTAACGCCACGGTCGCGCAAATACAAAAACTGCTGCTGCCACTCCATAGCCTGACGGATCATCCACCGGGCGCAAGTGTACGTCTTTCCCGCTATCGTCACCTGCATAGTCTCTTCGCCGTCATTCAGGCTTTGCGAATAGGCGTGGTGCTTGCCCTCCGCGTAAGAGCTGTCGAAGCCGTAGAGGTGGATTTTCTTGTAGCCCGACAGCCACGCCAGATTGATAGCCCGAAGCCCTACAGTCCCGCCTCCCGGCACTAGAACGCATGGCCTTTGGTCAGGGCCATCGTCAAACCAAGGTTGGATGATTTCCATAAGCTCAGAGCCGGAACCCATCGCGTTGTGCCACAGAACAACATCACGCCCCGAAAGCGTATCAAACACGCACGGATGAACCTGTGAAGCGAGGAAATAGCGCACGTCCTTTGGCGCATCCTCCACCATGTGCAGATTTTCTTCCCGCGCGTCCAACATCACATGAGCGTCCGGCGTGATGCCTTTGGACACCAGAAACCGCAGCGCGTTGTTCACGGTGATGATCTTCGCGCCTTTGCGCTTCCAATCGCGGATAGCTCGCACACTGTCCGAAAGCGAGGGACCGCCGCCGACGATGACGCACGGCTTGTCCTGCTCTCCGAAGCCCGAGAACCACGGCACATCCCGCAGCACGTTTGCCCTGACATTCCCATAGGCGAAGTCGTGCGTGACGTTCATGCCCTTTAGTTCTGGCATGGCCGTAAAGCCTCCGACCTTCCAGACGCCCGGCACCCACCCCTCAGTCACTTCATGGGGTTTAGGCTCGCCGTGGAAGATGATGGCCTTGGACGACTCGGGAGGCCATGCAACGGCGTTGCGATACGACACGAACCATTCAGGCGGAAACGTCTCCCATGCGCTGACTTGGCTAATCCATTCCTGATCGCCGCCGTTGACCTGACCGGCAGGGAGAAGGCCTTTAAGGCTCTCCGTGGGGCGGTCGATTACTTCACCGTCCAGAAGGAACCGACTCCAAATATCCCGATGCTCGCCATGACGCCACCGCATAACGCTGCTGTTATAGGTCGGCCAGTGCCAATCCTTAATAATGCCGTGCGGCAGACCTTCAAGGCGTCCAGTCACGCACACGTCCAAATCCATGTAAAGGATTTCGGCTCCATTTTCCCACGGCATCCACGCTGAAAACAAGGCTATCTTCTGCCACCAGCCCGGCAGATTGGGAATGTGCGGAATAGCCGTGATGCCTTCGGGAAGGCTCTCAGGGTCATCCGTCAGGCACCAGTGGCGCGCTTCTTCGGCTAGATGCCTCGCAATGCCGTCGTGAAGGCGGGTGACGTACTCAATCGGGTATTTAGTCCCAACGCGGACGCTGACGACGTTAATCATTTAGGCTTTACCTTCCCGAATCCGTAATGCTTTCGGAACTCGGCAACGACAGCCTCCAGAAACGCCGTAGCGTCGTCTGGGTTTTCAGCAAGCGCAGCTTTCCCAGCATCAACCGCAGCCGCAGCAATATCGTCTGGCACCGGATGGCGGACGCGGGCAAGGCGAACACACTCATCAACGTCAATCATCGCTACCTCCATAGCAAAACAGCCCCGAGGACGAACCCCGAGGCTGCTAAGCTACCACCGAACCCTAGTGGAGGCTAGGGAACGACGAAAGGACTAGAGGGCGGTCTTTTTGGCCCAGAAGTACTGGCCAGCAGTCACGCCGCCCGTGGTGTTGACCGTCCAACCAGCCGAACCCGCATCAGACGACGCAGAGCCGCTGGTGCCGATCAGGATAGTTTGCGTCGAAGACAGAGCCTCCGAAGCGCGGGCGTAAAGGTGGCTACGCGCGTCATTCCCGTTGATGCGGGTGTTCGTCGCGAAGGCCGGGGTGGACGACTTGGAATCGAGATCAATCCCAGCGGTCGGAGTGGTCGAGAAGACCGTAGCGGCAGTCGATGCCATGTTAGTCGCTCCTTTCGAGAGGGATTAGGACTGGAACAGGACGCCTTGGAGGAAGGCGTTGCTGAGGGTCATGTTACCGGCCCACACAATCGGCTTCACCATTGCGTCTTGGTTGATCGAACGGACTTCTTCCAGCGGAACCATGTTGCGGTCCTTGTGAGGACGCCAGTGGATGTAGCCGGTGTTCAGCATGTACATATGGTTAGCCGGGCAAGCCCCGCCGTAACCACCGTCAAACACCACGTCCGTACCCTTGTACTTCAGCGAGACATAGCCCGCGTCCGCTTCGTTGGGGTTGGTGACGCGCTGAATGTCCTGAAGCGCCGACTCATAGAAGCCGAAGTAGTTGTCATCGCACAGAATGAGGTCGGGCTTGTCAGTGCCACGCGAGCATTGGCGATACAGGGTGTTCATGAACCGCACGATGTTGGCAGCCGAAGCAGCCGAACCACCGTCCGAGGTCGCTTGGAACTTCTGGTTTTGCCAGAACGCCCAAGTGGCGCGGTTGATGCCGCCGACCGTACCCGTGGTCGGATCATCAGCCACCAGAAGCTGAAGGCCGCCGATCTGCTTCCCACCCGACGCGGTGCCGTTGGAATACAGGTCTTCAGCCACACCGTTCTGCATGGTTTTCTCGGCGTTCTTGATGCGCGAGGCCAGCAGGTCGATGATCGCATCAACGCCGGAGTTTTGCAGTTGCTCCAGACCGCTCATGGTCACGTTGACTGCGATTTGCTTCCAGTCGAACTCAGCAGCCGTGAACACGTCGCTAGGCGAGATGTTCAGGACTTCGTAACCCGAGTAACGCTGATAAGTGACGTTCTCGGCGTATTCGAGTTCTTGCAGGATGGTGCGGCCACCGGAAACCGGCTTGATCGTACCACGACGGTTCATACGCGACAGAATCGCGTTGTTGTTGGTGACGTTATCCGCCAGCTTGCCCGTGCGGTTGCGCAGGGTAGTGGTGGCGATTTCCGAGACATTCGGGGATGCCATCTATGTTCTCCTAGGCCGTACCGGCGACTTCCTCAAAAGCCGCGCGAATATCGTCCTCAATTGATCCGTTGGACTTCGGAATCGGGGGCTTGCCCGGTGATCCCGTAACGCTGACAGCCGCCCTGCGAGCCTGTGCCGCCTTGTCCTGCGTGGGAGCCGCCGGGGCCTGCGTGGTTTGCAGGAACGGGCGAATATCCGGCCTCATCCAGCAGGCCATCTCGTAGGCTTCCTTCAGGTCCGTCGCCTTACCGTTCTTCAAGAGGACCGCCATATCGTCGCGGACGTTCTCAAAATACAGATTGGCGGGGTCGTTCTGGAAGGCTTCGACTTGGCTGACGATAGGCGCGGTTTGCGCCGTCTGGACTTGGCTTTGCAGGTCAAGAAGCTGTTGCTTCAGGGTAGCAATCTCGGGGTGGCTGTCCGGTGCGGGCTGGGGCTGATAAGCCTGTCCCTGTTGCGGCTGGGCCGTATTCAAACTCACGCCGTATGACTTGGCCAGAAACTCAAGCCCTTGCATCGGGTTCTTTTCAAGCAAGTCTTGTGCTGCGAGCAGCGTTTTGACGGCCTGAACTTCATCCAGCCCTTGCGCGGCCCATAGAGCGCGGCGAGGGGCAAGCACTTGTTCCAGCGGTTCGTACCGCTTCACTTCCTCAGACTTGCGCCTCAGTCCGTGGTCAATCTCCTGTTCCCGCTTCGCAACGGCCTGTTGCACTTCCGGGGGCAGTTTATCGAACGTGGCCTTAGCCGCAGGCGACCATGAAGCGGGGGCGCGGATGGCAAGCTGTTTAGCAGGTTCCGCGACTGCCTCTGAGGGCTGGTCGGTAGTATCTTGCACCGTTTCCGGCTGCTTGGCAATAAACTTGCCGTCAGGACCGCGCTCACGGCCATCCGCAGCCTTCTCGGTGTCATCTTGGGGCTGTTCTGCCTCAGCGATAACCGCTTCCGGCGCAACCACCACTTCCTCAACCAGCTCCGACTCAGGCGCGTTCCCGCTGACCTCAGCCATTGCCGCCCGAATGTCGTCTTCCATGTCGCTCATAGTCTGGCCTCCACCTGATCCATTGCCGTCTTGATGTCCTGCTTAAGCTCACGGTCAGACAGCACCGCCCGTGGCTTTGGTGTCAGCTTCTCATTGCCGACAATCTCACACCCCGCATCCTTAACTCCGCGCTCATAGGCTGACCGGCTATCGTACATCAGCCCGTTGGCGTGGTTTAGAATCGCATCCATACCATCCGACCGTATAGCGGGCATGGGAAGCTCAGAACGCTTCTTGCGAAACTGCTCTAGGCAAGCCGAAGGCCACGCGGACACTTCGTGCATGTCGCCACACGCCTTGCAAATGCGATAGGTCGCCCGGCTCAAGTGTCCAGCGTCCCAAGCGCTGACCAGTTGTAGAAGCTCTTGCTATCCGCAAACGCCTGCATGGCCTCGGTGAGATTGGTGTAACTCGCAGTCAGGCGCGAGTTGATGAACCGCAGTTGCCGCTCATTGAACGAGCCTGCCGGAACGCCCTCTGCATCAAACAGCCGCATCAGGTCTTCGTTGTAGTTCGACGCCGTGGGGAACAGGCTCAGACCAAGGGCACTGGCCTGTCTCAATCCTTGCTGTGTCATGCGCTACCTTGCGGGGTTGGATCACGGGCAAGGGCTGCGGCCTTAACCTGTAGCTCTTGACCCTTCAGTTGCAGTTCCGCAGCGCCAAGCTGGCCCTCCATCTGCGTCCGCTGCTGCTCAATCTGAGCCTGCATCTGTGCCGTCTGGCCCTTCATCTGCTCAACCTGAATAGCCGTGTCATCAGGCGGCGGCGGACCCGGAGGCTGTGCAGGTGGTTGCGCCTCGGCAGTCTCAAACACCTTGTCGATCACGTCTTCCATCTGGCGGCTGACGTTGAACGTCCTAGCGCCCTGCTTCAGAATCTCCGCAAACAGCGGGGCCGTGTAAGGGGCAGTCGGGACGATACCAGCCGCAGCCGTCATCAGGCCCACCACAGCGCCTGTGAACTCTGTAAACGCCGCCTTGGCCGCGTTCTCATCAGGCTCAACCGTCGAGTCAGTCTCAACGTCAATGCGGAACGAACGCAGCGCATCATTCTTCAGCAGCGATTGCACTTCCTCCCATGTCGGCTGCTTCATCAACTCCAGCATTTCAGGAGGCGGCTCAATGCCGGGCGGAATCGGCATCCCCGCCTGTTTGGCCTGCTCGATCATCGGCATGATCTGCTCAATCTGCTGCTTCTCGGCTTGTGTCAGCAGCTTCACATTCGTCATCACCTTCAGCGTCTCAATGCTGAATTGCTCTGCGATGATTTCAGCCTTCAGGCGGATGGCGTCACGGGCAAACCGTTGCAACTCCCGCTGACGGTCACGAACCCGCAGGCTTCCCCATTGGCCCTTCAGCCGTTGAGCTGTAGCCGTCTCGTTCGGATTGCTCTCACCCCGGATGATGTCTGACAGGCCGGTGATCTGGTAGATGTCGTTCAGGATTTGAGCGCGCGTCTCAAAGCACCCCTTCAGCACCTGAATGACCATATCGACCGGAACCCAATCAATCAGGCCCTTGACCCCGCCCTTGTCCTTCCAAATGTCGTAGGTATCAATGGGGATGAGCTTGTTCTCATTGCCCGGCGAGAACACCAGTTGAAGCTCGCGGTTCGCCTCACCAGCATAGACCCCCACCATCCGCAGGGCTTCTTGCAGCTTGCCGATCCGGCCCGTCAGGTCGTCAAGCTCTTCGGCCTGATCCTGATACTGGACGTAATCAGCCACCGGAATCGTGCTGTCATTGGCCGTCGTGGCGTTCAGCGGGCTAGGGCAGGGGAAGAACTCTCGCAGGCCTAGCGGGTCTTCGCGCTCATCCAGAACGCCGCTGGTTACGCCCTTGCAAACCCAAAACGCGCGCTTGCTCGGCTTGTCCCAAATCTCATAGACCTCACCCGTTTGGTTGGCCTGCTTTTGGGCATCCGTAGCCGTGTCCGAACCCGTCGAGGTCGTGGTGATCGGAACCTGCTTGGCCTTCTTCGCACCAAACCGCTTCGTAAGCTCGTCCTTCGTCATATAGACGCGACGGGCAACCCACCGAACCTCGGACCACTCACGGGACGGGTTGGTCAGGAAGTCTTTCCATGCGACGTGGTCACACTGGACCTCTTCGTAAACCACTTCCTCTTGAGGCTCTCCCTCCATGCCTTCATGCATGGCTGAATCGTCAGGGCCTTTGCCCTCGACCTCGCCAACCTCGGTAGTGTCCGCGTCTTCCTCGCCTTCGCCCAGTTCAGGGTCTTGCTCGGCGTTCAGCGTCTTCATGTGCGGGATGTAGCGGACCCACACCTGACCACGGCCCGGCAGCAGATAGTCCAGCACACATAGTTTCAACCGTCCGTCAAAGTCATACTGATCGAGGCTGAACCCCAAGGCCCGCTCAAGTACGTCCGAAGCCACCTTGCCCACCGGGTCTTCATCCCGATAGCGCCTGTCAACCATAGGCTTGGGCTGCTTGGCGTAGATAGCAGGCTGAAGCGTCTGCACATTGGACCACAGCACGGCAAAGCGCCGACGATTAGCGTTGACGCTCAGTCGCCCGCCATCACGGTTGCGGTTCTCATTCTTGTACCGGCGGACGATGATGTCGCCAGCCTTCCACCACGGCTGCAACTCGCGCTCAGCCAACTGAATCTCATCAATCCACTTGGTGACAAGGTCGATGGCCGATTGATCGACGGTTTCGCCGGGGATCGTAAGTTCTGTGGAAGCCATAGCCCCTCGCAAGCGTTAGCGGGACAATAACTTGCGCGGGACCGCTTGTCGATAGAACGTCTATGCGCGCTCATAGCCCACATGAACCGGCTGATTAGCCAGCAGATCGTCCCATGTCATATCCTGAACGCCTTTGATCGGCTCGGCAGGCTTCACAATCTCGACAGGAAGTTCCTTGTAGCTCATCGCCAGATAACGCTCAGAGTCAGCGCCATGCGAGGCCCAGTCGTGCAGGGGCTTGTCTTTCCAGACGCCCCGGTCTTCGTCCCACTCCTTGCGGTAGTTACGCAGGCACTTGATACCCTCCGCGCACTCTTCCTCATCGAACACGCTGATTGCCAGCAACTCGCGCACCGCGTTGATTCCATCCTCAACCGAGGACAGCGGGACCATCTTCGTGTTCTTGAACTCACCGGTGAACTGCTCAATGCGGGTCAGGCCGGTTCCCCACTCCTTCACCCGCACGTCATGGGGCATGAAGTTGCGGCCCATCACCCAACCCATCGCCTCATACTTCTCACGCATGAACTTGACGATGTATGGCATCCCCTCGCCCGTACACGACCAGAAGCCAACGTGCCTAACCTGACCCGGCAGTATCTGGAAGAACCAGATGGCGTGACGATCCCCGACGCCAATGTCGTGAACCGCGTTGACCGGGTAGCCCTCGACAGCCTTGAATGAGCCTATGCGCTGCTCGCTGTCAGCCTTGGCCATTTGCTCTGCGTAGTACGCCCCCTCAACACTGGCCTCGAAAGCTTCTTCCGGCGTGGACGGATACTCGCGCTTCATGTCAGCGCCCTGAATCTCCGCCTTCTTCGCGTACCACGCTTCCTTACGAGGGTTGAGCGTGACGCCCTGATCTCTCAGCTTGTCGAAATAGACACGCATGGGCGCGGTAATGACCACGTCATCCGGGTCCATTTCATACGCAGGCTCTCGCCACCACGAATAGAAGTGGAAGCGCCAGTCTAGTTCTGTGTCCGTCACACCCTGCCGTTTACGGGCCTGTGCCGCTTGGCACATATCGTAGAACTTGCCCTCTTGCCCTTCAGCGGTGCTTTCAATGAATGCGATCTGTCCAGCCTGTAGCGTGTTCAGCGCGCCGGTCACAATCTCCCGCGCCTTGTGAGGCATCTTGGCGCAAATCTTGCCGAACTCGGAGATATGCAAGAACTGAAGCGTTCCAGACCGCAGCGACGTGCCAACGCGAATCACGCTGTTGTTGGCCAACTCCAGCTCAGTCGTGTTGTTTTTCCTGATCGGGTTCGCCGCTTTGATTTGGTCAGGCAGGTTGTCATACGGGAACTTGATCTTGTCCCGGAAGATGACCGTCGCATCGTCCAGCGTATGCGCAATCACACCGCAGCGCGTGTCCGGGTAGAACACCGCCATATCCAACATGTAAATCTGGATGAACGTCGTAAACCCAAGCTGACGGGCCTTCAGGATGATGTTGAGGTAATGCAACTCATCCAGCAACTCGGCCTGCGCCCAGTTCATCTCGAACTTGACGCGCTTACCCTCTTTGTCCGTGATCCAGTAGAGATTGTTCAGCCGCCATCGCTGGTCGGTGAAGCAATCAAGAACTTGGGCGGGGACGGCCATTGCTGCTTACCGCCTCCATCAGCGCCATGAATGGGTTGTTGCCGTTCGCGTCCTCAAGGACGGTAGTTTGTTTGTCGCCATAACGCTTGGGCGCGAGCTTTGAGAGATACCAGCGGTCAGCATCAAAGGCGAGACGGCCTAGCGCCGCGTCCTTTGCGAGCTTGGCATCCTCGATCAACGCATCAGCCCGGCAATCAAGGCCAATCTCCCGGCTTCGCGTGTATTGCGCAGCAAAGCCCTCACGGTCGTCAATGACCCACTGCCTTACAGCAGCCTCCGAAGGGAAGGTGTCGTTTTCCTCTGCCCCTAAACGGCAAATAGCCCGCAAGGACATACCCTCAGCGAGCTTCTGGCAGATATGGTCCGCAATCTCTTGCGTGTGCACCGTAGGACGGCCTCGGTCGTCCATATGTCCTCAGTCTGGTTTGCGTCTAGCCTTTGCCGTAGCGTCAGACATAGAGCGAGGGGAATATGCCTTGCGTTTAGGCGTTGGTCAATCAGAACTCTTGAGCCTGGCCACGACGGTCCAGTTCATCGGCTAGGGCTGTGCCTCCGACTCCGAAGCCAAGGCCGCCTATTCCGTACTTCCGCAGGATTTTAACCAGTTCGTCGTTGAACAGAACGTAGTTGGATGAGCCTTCGCCAGCGGTCCTAGAGCCTCCGTCCAGATAGCGGATACCAGGAACGCCTGCCTCTAAAAGTCTCGCGGAAATCTCCGGTGCTTTTTGCGTTGGCATAGCCGGGCCACCGGGAATAGCTCTTGGCACGTCCCTTGCCGCCATGTTGTAGGCCCAGCCAGCGTTCTGCCCTTCTCGCGTCCGAAGGGCCGACAGATAGTCAGCAGCTTCTTGCTCGACGAAATCCCCGTAGCCGTCCACTTCGCCAAGGCCGCGCGCTTGAGCTAAGCGCCGCGCCTGCTGATAAAGGTCGTACTCATTATCGACCATTAGTCCTACATCGTGCGGGCTTTCACCCCGCCGCAATGCTTCGTCAACAATCCTCCGCAAGGCGGGGTCACTGATCGGGTCTGGCGCGGCAGGCGCGTCATATCCGTACTCGCGCAACACGTTCCGAACCGGCTCGGGCTGTCGATAGATCGGAGCATCCCAATCCATAAACGCGGCAGGGTCGGCGTTAATTCCAACCTCATACATTGAGCCGGTCGGGGTTTTGTCGAACCACTGCCCCGCGTAAGGCTCAAGATCAGCGATTGTGGCCCTTGCCTCGCTTATGTCTGCCTCGGCAATCATTCGCTCTAGGTCGTCATTCGATGACGCCAAAGTGTTTTCAGCACGGGCCAACTGGTTTCTAGCGCCCTGCAATGCACTGTCCGCTGAGGGGTAAGCCTGCGCCATTCTCGCAAGGCGCGGGTTGCTTGCCACAATGTCGCCCCCAAGCGACAGGGCAGGCTGTTGCAGCGCGTCCCTATACGACCGCGCCACGTCCTCGCTCTCAGCAAAGTAAAGCCCGTGGCCGTATGCCTGCGCTCCCTCTCCTGTTCCAATCTTGTCGAGAGAGAAGCGGTCGAATGAGTGGGGCGAGCCGTGGAAGGCGCGAATAGGGTAATCAGGCTCTACGGGGGCAATCGGCGCAACATACGCTTGCGACGCCTCATCCCATTGCGCGTTGGTCGGATAGCCCTCGTCTCCCGGACTAAGAACCCGCGCGCCAGTGTCATTCGGATTGGCCGCCTGATAACGGGCCAGCGCCGCCTCGGCCTCCGTCTGGCCTACGCTAGTCCGGCTAGGCGCAGGGGCGGAATCAGCCATAAGCTCACCCATGCGAGCCAAGGGCGAATCTGCCCTAGCCCGACGCCCGCCCCTTGCCGTCCTACCAATAGCGGGAATGCCGGGGATAGCGCCTAGAATGCCTAGGCCAATGCCGCCCCAATCGTTGTTTTGCGCGGCGGTCTGTAAATCCTCAGCCGCCAGAACATCGCCAAGGCCGGGGGCCATTTCCGTGCCAGAACGCACAATGCTATTGAACAATCCGCCGCCATAGCCGGGCAACTGTCTCTCGCCATACTCGTTTACGGCTGGCGCAGCCTTTTCTTGCAGGATGTCCATAAGCGCCCGCAAAGGCGCGGGGCGGGACGGATCAGGTCTAGCTCCGTTCCATTGCATCCCGAATAGCGCCTAATCTATCAGCGAAAACGCTGTTTTCCTTACCCCTGATAGTGCCTTAGAGGGCTTGGCGGGTCAAGGGTCGTCATGGCTTAAGCCTTTCTGCTTTCGAGTTCTTTGAGTGCGTTTTGCGCGTTCATTTTAACCACCTGACGCGCGGTATGTTCGCCACCCCATGAGTTCCACGGGTCGAACCCGTCCGGCACCTTGTCGCCTTCCCATTCTTCCGCGCGGTCGATAAACTCTTGAAGCCGCCAATCTGGCATGGCCTCAAAGGGCGTTTGCGGGAGTTTGGCCTGCTCCTCATAGCCCTCGCGGAAATACGAGCGCGAGTCGCCGTCTGCTTCACGGACTGCCATCGGCTTAAGCCTTTCTATCTCTCATAGCGTTCCATTGCTTTTGGAAAGCGGGCGGTATGGCGTCGAAACGATCAAGATGCTGGACAACAGGCATCCCTTGGGAGTTACGGAAGGCCAACCACGAATCGCGGGCTTGGCGGCTTTTTGTGCAGCCGTAGGATCGAACGGCAAATAGCGGGTCATCCATGAATGCTTTTCCCGCCGATTTTAATGCAGCCCATCAGATAGACGGTCACGCCACCAAGGATGAATGACCGCCAATCTCCGGAAAGCCCAAAATATGCCGCTACAGCGATCAAGCCGAGAAACGCCATAAGGAAAACGACGAAAATAACTTTGCTGTCTGTCTCATAGGTCATGGTTATCGCTCCATTCGATACCGTTGCGGCTCCCCCATTCGTACACGATGGAAAGCAGCCCTGAAAACTCTTCCTTGCTCAAACTGGACGATGACCGGCCTATTCCGACCATGCCCGTCCCGTCGAGGTTTGGAACCATCCGGGTCTCACGGTCCAAGGCGTCCAGAAACAGGATTTTCCAATCGTCAGCCGTGAGCTTGAGGCCGTGATACTCTCTCTGCCGGGCAATGTCCCCGAGAGCGGCCCATAGGGCGCTGTTCTGGTCGATGCTTCGTGTAGGGCCATGAAAGACTATCTTGCTCCCTAGAGGGACGCCCTGCGCCCACTTGCTGGCCTTATCCCGGTCAGCTTGTGAACGCAGAGTGATGATTGCCCGGTCGGTCACCAGAAAATGAACGGTACGTCGTCGTTCAGGTCGTAGTGTTGACGGTCACGGTCACGTCCGGCCACACTTTGCGTACCGCCTTCACGAACGTCCGAACCTCCGCCTCCACGGCTTTTGTTCTCGGCGTATTCATCGACCTCGATCTTACCGGCCATGAACTTCTTGCCGTCGCGGCCTTCCTTCAGCCACAGCGCGCCCTTCATCGGGCGACCGTCTAGGGTCAGGCCGGTGATCGTGTAATCGGGGTGGGTTTCTTTTTCCTTCCGGTCATTCTTGAACACAGCCAAGTCACCGGGGCGTTTTTCGTAAGCCATCTAACTTCCAATCTGTCAGCCGCCAAAGCGGTCCTAATCGACGGGTTATTCCGCCGCTTTCAACTCTGCCAATGTAGCAGAATACTCGCCCCAAAGCACCCGCCGCCACGTCTCCGGGAACTTGGCAACTGTCGGGGTTACGTCGCTAATCAGGGACTCCAGATCGCGAACCGTGGGGGCAAAATCCAGCCTCGATTTCACATCAATCGATGCAGCCACCAACGCCTCATCCTTCTTGGCGGCATTGGACGTGATTGAGGACGGGTTAGTCAGGTTAGGCCAGTCGGGGCCGTGCGTGTCCTCTTGCTTGCCGGGCTTGGCTTGCGGCTGACTGCGCGGCATCGACGCCTCCCCGTCATCATCCACGGCAGGCATATTGAGCATGGCCATGAGAGAGTAACGACGGGCGTAGGTGATAGCCGAACCTGCGGCTTGCGGGTCCATCTTGCCAGCGGGAAGGGAGAAATCAGTTTCCACCCATTCGCCGCTCTCATGAATCAGGCGTGTGGTCAGGGTGATGCAGTTGCCGTCCATCGGGCCAGGGCCTTGCATGACCGCCAAACCGTTAGCCTCTAGCGCACCGTGCGCGGCCTCGATGACGCTTTCGAGGTTCGCGTACTTGGATTTGAAGAACGGATTATCAGCACCCTTCTTAACCCCCTCAATGGCGTTAATGGCCTTGACCAGCGCCGGGCTGATTTTCGTTAGCGTGTCGCTGCTTCTCACTTGGCTTCCTCCATTGCCGCGAATTGTTCTAGGGCTTCTTGACACTGCTTTACGGCCTCTCGGGCTTCCGGGCAGTTTAGGGTTGATTGGCGTTGGGCCATCAAGGCGACTGACATTCGCGAGGCTGGTGAGTATGCGCCGCCGTCAGCCAACCAAAGCTGCCCGTCACGGAAGATAGCTACAGGCTGGTCAGTCATCGGCCCGCGCCGCTTCTAGCAAAACGTCCAGATCAGCCGCCGACAAGATACAAAACCCGACCGGCGTGTCAGGATACCATTGCAGCATCCAGCATTCGTTGGTTTCAATAGCCTTCTGTTTTTGCTCCTCGCTAACCCAGCAATCATACCCGAAATCGTGTTCATCAATCGCTTGCTGAACCGTCAGATAGCAGGCCAGATGATCATTGTGCGTCAGGTGAAGCGAGGCTTCATGCCTAGGCCACTTCGGTTGCCACTCACTCATCGTTCTTCCCCTTCGCTAGTGCTGCTTTGCTTAGTCTTGATGTGGCGGACCAGAGGCGAGCGAGCTGCTCCGGCGTTAGATCGGTAAGCCTCTCGATATTCCCGATAGCCACCGTCAAATCTGACATTGCGCGTTCGTAGGTCAGGGTTTGATTGCGGAGGCCACGGATGGAGTCGATAACGTCAGTCATTTTCAAGCGCCTCGCATTGGGCCTCGAAACACGCGCTGCAAATCAGCATTTCCGTTTCCTCGAAAGCCTCAATGTCTGGCGAAAATTCGTCGTCATCGCCGCAGATAGCGCAGCCGCCTAGATGGCCCGTCACTGCGTCATACAGACGCCAAAGGTGCAAACGGTGGTCGATCATCACCAAACTCCCGCGTTGAAGGGGTAGGCGTCCGGGTCAGCAATGGACGACGCCATGCCGAACCAATCCTTGCGCTCCGGCTTGGCCAGTTCCGACAGGCGGTAGTCAGCAGCTACAGCCACCAGATAACGGGCCGACGCGGGGAACATATACGCCTGATCGTCAATCCAATCAGCGCGGTCCTCTTCCGGCATATCCGCGGCCTCTTCGGCAAGGGCGTAACCCTCGTCACGATAGCCAGCCGCGCCGACATAATCGCGATCCGAGAAGCCATCGCCGTTCTCGCTGGCGTAGGCTTCAAAGGCGTCCTGCATCCGTTCAAACTTGGTCATGTCGTTCTCCCTTGTTAGGCACATATAGCCACAGCAGCGGATGGGGCGTCAAGCGATTTTCTTTGTATTTTTGCGATTGCGTCCGCCACAGCGGTATGCTTATGATGCGGCATGGCAAACGAACTTCTCGACTACCTTCGGCCTGACGAACGGGAAACCCTCTCCGAAAGCCAAAAGCTCAGGCTCAAGAGCCGAACGGACGCCGTCTATTACGGGGCCGTTATCAAGCAAATCATGGACCGGGCCAGAGCGCGCCGGAAAGCCAAGGGAGAAGACTAGTGTTCAATGCACTGCGCCGCCTCGTCCAGCGTTATGGGTTCTTTAAGAGGGACTATCTGCCGTGCCCTGCTAACCCCGATTGGGCCTCCGCAGACTTCTTTACGGAACATCGCCGGAAGAATGAGAGGCTTGCCGCTATCGCCTCCGAAATCGCCGCGCTGAACGTAAAGCGCCTCACGGCCAAAGAACAGAAGAAAAACCAGACCATCTTCGTCCTCCGCATGAACGAGCTTATGCGCGAGCGCCTGACAATCGAGGTTCGCGGCTTTCACGACGCCAAACAAGCCGAACTGAAATCGAGCCTCATCAAGTGACCCCTCCCCCTACCGTAGCCCGCTGGATGGCTCAGAACGCTTGGCGGAAGCTGGAATGTGGTTGGTCGCTGAAGGGCTGTGCGGATTACTACCGCGTCTCGCCTTCCGGGCTTGATCTGGCGATCTGGAAGATGAGGGCAGCGCGGTGATCGAGTTTCCGTTTCCCGCCAAAGACTTATGGCCTAACTCGCGGCCTCATTGGGCAGCCAAGGCTAGGGCCGTCAAAAAGGCTCGGGCTTGGTCCTATACAGCGACACTGGCAGCCAAGGTTCCGACGCCCGAAGGCCGGATGAATATACGTCTGCTAGTCCATCCTCGCACGGCAAACAGGCCAGACGCAGACAATGTCATTTCGGCCTGCAAGGCAATTTTTGACGGCATGGCTGAGGCGCTAGGCGTGGATGATAGCACGTTTAACGCCCCCACTGTCACCTTTGGTATGCCTGCCAAGGGTGGAAAGCTGTTTGTCGAATTGGTGCCGGAGTGAACCGCGAACCCGTCGAAATCCACCCGCGCAAGTCCTTCACCAAAAAGCAACGGTTGGAGATATTCACGCGGGCCGAAGGGCGGTGCCAGTGTGGTTGCGGAAAGAAGCTACAGCCCGGCTTCCATGTTGAGCATCGCAACCCACTCTGGCGCGGAGGAACGAACGACATTGAGAACCTAGAGGCTTGGATTCCAGCCTGTCACGCCAGCAAGACGGCGGGAGAGGCTTCCGACAGAGGCAAGGTCAATCGGCTAATCAAGAAGGCTGACCCGCTTACACGAAAGCCTAGCCGGATGCAGAGCCGCAACGAATGGCCGAAGGGCCAGAAACTTCAATCACGCGGCTTCCAGAAGAAGCCCAAGGGGGACAGATGACGCCAGAACACAATCTAGGGATTTTCGCTATGGGCTTGCCGTGGTGTGAGGAATCCGTAGCCGAGCTTAAGCAGCTTGCAGAGTTGGGGCTGTCTCGCCGGGAAATCGGCCTTCGCGTTGGCAGGACGACTGAATCGGTCCGCAAAGCTGGCAACGATCATGGTGTCCGGTTTCGGCGCGACGCCTACGGGGGAACTCAAGGGCCTGAACAGATGCCCTACGACAAGCGGGCTGAAATGGTCGAGTGCGACCGCCGCATGATACGCGCTCTGGCGATGGCGATCTATCGTGGCGAGCATCTTCCGGGAGCGATGCAATGAGGCAGCCGAGGAATCACTTTACGTCCGTTCAGGACAACACCATCCGAAAGATGAAAAAGCTAGGCTTTAGCCCAAAGGAGATTGGCGAGAAGCTGGACCGCTCGGAATGGAGCATCCGGGACCGTGCCGCTGATCTAGGCACCCCTTGGCGGAAAGAGCTTGGCACCAGCATCTTGATGAACTCGACCGCTAACGGGTTTGATCATGAGAGGGATGCAGAGGCTAAACAGCGTCAGGGTGATGCTAGGCTTGTCCGCGCTCTTGCCTTGGCTATTCAGGCGGGAGAACACTTGCCAGCGGGGACGGTTGTTCCCTTAACGTTGATCGGGTGACCATGCGTGAAGAGATTATAGGCGATTGCCGTCTGATTTTGGGGGATTGCCGGGACATTCTGCCGACGCTTGGGCCGGTTGATGCGGTTGTTACGGACCCGCCGTATGGGATTGGCCGCGACGGCAAGCCCCAATCGACCAGCAGCCACGGAGGCCACAAAGGGTACACGGCGCTGGGGTGGGACAAGGGCCGGCCAGACCCGGAAGTTTTCGCCGCGATGCTGGCCGCTGCCCCTTCCGTTGTCATTTGGGGCGGCAACTATTTCGCCGACCTTCTCCCCCCGTCAAGCAAGTGGCTGTCGTGGGATAAGGGCCAGCGCATAGACCAGGCGGACGCGGAGCTTGCGTGGACAAGCCACGACGGGGCGCTTCGCATCATGACCCTGAACCGGGCCGAGATTGCCCGTGACGGCGCGGAGCATCCGACGCAGAAGCCCGTCCGTCTCATGGAGTGGACGCTGGAGCAGGTGAAGGCGCAGGGAACCGTCCTAGACCCGTTCATGGGGTCGGGAACAACGGGCGTCGCCTGTGTCCGTCGCGGCTGCGCCTTCATCGGCATAGAGCGCGAGCCGTCATATTTCGACATCGCCTGCCGCCGTATCGAGGAAGCCTACAAGCAGCCCCGCCTTTTCGCAGAGCCTGTAGCCAAGCCCATTCAGGAAGTTTTGATTTAGGAAAGGCCCGGCGGTGATGTTCTCAAACCGCCGGGCTAGTCTAGCCGCCATAACAAGGGAGGAAGAATGGGGCTTGGCGAGGTTAGCGCCTTGCTTTCGTCCGTGCAATGCTTGATAAGAGGGAGGGAGGCGACGCTTCGTGGAAGTCGCGTCAAGCCTCCCTCATGCCAAGGCCGTAGGAGGGCCGTTGACCAATGCGGATATACCGCGACCAGTTTAACAGCGCAAGCCTTATGGCGGTTCCGTCGTGAGCATAGCGATGATGACCGCCGTCTGGAAAATGGACCTGCCGCCAAGCGAGAAGTTGGTGATGCTGGCCCTTGCCGACGCCGCCAACGACGACGGCGTGACGTGGATGGCTATACGGTCCAAACGGGCTGGCAAGCTAGACTTCATCCAGAAAACGTCCCTTAGCGAGCGGACCGTTCAAACGGCCATGCGAAAGCTAGAGGAACGCGGGCTGCTTTCTCGCCAGTTTCGCGACGGCAAAGGCACGATCTACACCGTCCAAATCGAGGGGTGCAAATCTCGCGGGGGTGCAAATGACGACCAAACCCCCGCAGCAGCTGCACCCAAACCTTCTACTAACCGTCAATCTAAATCAATCTCTAGGCCGTTCCCGGTTTCATGGGAGCCGAATGAGGAAAATCTGGCCTACGCCGCCAGCAAGGGGCTGACCCCCGAGGAGACAGAACGTGCCCGAGAAGATTTCCGAGGTCATTTCATCGCTGATGGAAAAAGGACAAGCACTGATTGGAGCCTCAACTGGCAACGATGGTGCCGCGTTGCCGCCGACGACAAACGCCGCCGCAATCAGGGCCAAGCTGGAAAGCCAAGCACCGGAGGACACAGACAGAAACCTGCATCAATGGTTGATATCCTCATTGAGCGTCGTGCCGCAGCCGCAAGTCAGCCTGACCTACCCGACGACGGGTGGCTACCTACGGACAGTGACGGGGTATTCGTTCGAGGGCCTGACGGACGACAACCGTTCTGAGGCTCTACGGGCCGTGCAAAGCGCCATGACGCCTGCGACGGTCGAAAGGTGCGAGGAACACGTTTCCACGCTCCACGCGGTCACAGCGCACCGTCAGGACAGCGAGAACAGCCTTCGCCTCATCCTGCGCCTCTACAGCGACTGTCTGGCTAAATATCCGGCTGACGTGGTCAAGGCGGTGGTTGAGCGGTTCATGTACCGACCCGACAAGCCCAACTTCTTCCCAACGCTCTCCGAACTAAAGGAGCAATGCGACCGGGCGGCATCACAACGCGAGCAACTTCTAAGGAGCCTATGATGACCCGCACGTTTGTTTCGTTCAGCGGAGGTCGCTCGTCTGGATTGATGGCAAAAATGATGAAGGACCGTCAGCGAGAAACTGGCGAGGAAATGATTTTTGGCTTTGCCAACACAGGCGAGGAAGACGAACGGACGCTGAGATTCGTTGACCGTTGCGACAAGCACTTCGGCCTAGAGTTGGTTTGGGTCGAGGCCGTCGTTCATCGAGACGAGCGCAAAGGCTCTACGCACAAGGTCGTTGATTTCAAATCAGCCAGCCGCAACGGAGAGCCGTTTGAGGACGTGGTTTCAAAATACGGCCTGCCAAACAAGTCCTATCCGCATTGCAACCGAGAGCTAAAACTAGCTCCGATGCATTCCTATCTCCGATCGGTCGGTTGGGAACCGGGAACCTATGATACCGCGCTAGGCATTCGGGCCGATGAGGCGGACAGACGTTCTAAGAAGGCCAAAGAGAAGCGGTTGGTTTATCCGCTTATCAAGGCATTCATTCGCAAGCCCGAGGTCTATAGTTTTTGGAAGCAGCAACCGTTTGACCTTTATCTTCCGGAGCATCGCGGGAACTGCAAATGGTGCTGGAAAAAGAGCCTCCGCAAGCACCTTACCTTGGCCGTCGATTACCCCGAGGTTTTCGACTTCCCTCGCAGGCTTGAGACCTATTACAGCGGCGTTAAGCCAGAGCGTGGACCGCAAGCCATATTTCGTCAAGAGATGACCGTGGCGGAAATTTTCGAGCGGTCAAAACAGCCGTTTGTGAAATTCCGTGACGGGCGCGAGGCTTTCGATCCCGAGCTAGACGCCAGCGGCGGCGGATGCGGAACCGACTCCTGCGAGATTGACGGCGACGACGATGACTTGATCGACCTTTTCACACGGAGGACGGTATGAAAGACCTTTGGATTGAAGCCTACGACGAGGCGTTAGAAGGCTGTGAGCCGTTTGAGGAGCCGCCCGACGATGTGGTAGAGGCGTTGTTTCAGGCCCGGCTTGAGCGCCTGTACGATGCTGCTGACAGCGCGCGGAAGGCTGAGCGGGAACGGGGCTAGAACAGCCATCAAAGCTGACTCGGTGGGTATTTCGCGTCAGCGAAATGAACAAAAACCCAACAATAACAATCTCTCACCAGATAGAGGAAGGGGACGGGAGAAAGTGCAGAAAGCGGCTTGACGTGGGTGCACGTCGGGTGCACAGTCTGGACAACAAGGGAGAGACGGCATGTCCAAGTTCACGAAACGTCAAATGACTAACTGGCTGACGGCGATGGAAGCCGCCAAGCGCGACGGCGTTCGCGTCAACGACACGGATTATTCTGGCGTGGTTATCGAGCGCGTCCAGCCGACCGTTGGTGACGGCTTCCGCTACGCCGAAGTTGTTGGCTTCCAGACCGTTGGTGCGGCGCGGTTTGCAATGGCTGAGCTGTACGGGTTCGCCAAATGAAGCCTAATCCTATCGTTGTCCGGCCTCGCAAAGCCTCTGCTCTTGAAGCTGTCTGGCTGGCCAACGACCGTAACGCCGCAGCAATGCGGGAGATATTTCACCAATGGGCAGAAGCCTTCTCTATGAAGAAGGAAGGGGAGAAGAACGATGACTAAGCCATTTCGCACCGGAGAAAAGTTCGCCATTGTCGGCGGACCCAACGTCGAGAATGAACCCAAGGGCGAACAACTGTCGTCCTACGGAAGCTGGCGCGTCGTCCGCGCCGATGACTACGAACACCTGATTTGCGCTTTCTACGGCGGCGCGAGCCTTTCGGCGGCATCAATCTTCTTCGAGGCTATCGAAGCCGATCCGGCATGGAGCGCGGGACAATGATCGATATACACACACACCGCGACCATCGCCGTGAAGCCGCTATGGCGACCGGAAACCGGGACGCAGCTTATCGCGGATGGGATTTCTCCCGTGCCGTTGACGAAGGCCCCATCTGGCTCCGAGCCCTCTCCGAATGCTTCCGTATCCGCAGTCTGATTATCTTTGCGGTTATGGGTGGTGTTCTGTCTCTGTTTTGGATTTCTTGAGATGACAGCCTCAGACAGCCTGATAGAGCGGCTTGCCGATAGGAAGGGCGTGCTGCTCGCAACGGCTGACCTGTTCGACGTGATCGGCGAGTTCATGGAGGGCGTCGCAAAGGGCACGTGGGCCGACTACGAGGCCGCACCAGAAACCGAAGCGGCAAAGGGTCCGCTGCGCCAGAAGCACCGCGAGGCCATGCGCATCCGGGATGACTACCGGAGCGCTGCCAAAGAGAACCGCAGCGATGCCGAGCTTTTCGACACTCTCCTGAAAGCCAAGGAAGCATCTCAATGACTGGATTAGAAGAGTTGGGTGCACTCCCGGCTGCGCCGTCCGTACCTAGCGATGGTCACGGAGCGGCTGTTGTAGGCGTCGCAGCATGGCGGAAGTTCGCAGCCGACTTCGACAACATGACCGATGCCCAAGTGGCCGACGAAACCCGCCACTCCCAAAATCAACTTGATGAGGCTGAGGAGTGGCTTGAGGCCGTCGCCGCTTGGGAAGCTGCCGGGCGACCCCGCAAAGGAGAAGGCTAATGTTAGGCGCAACCATCCACTTCACGATCAACGGGCGCAGCATGGTCGGCGTTCACACCGCAACGGACTACGAAGAAATCGAAGTCACAACGGCGGACGGTGAGCAGTTCTACCTGCCGGACGAGTATCTCGACCAAGCTACCACAGCCGCCGAAACGGTCTCGGTGGGTATGAAGCCCGAAGGGCGTAATGCACCAAGCCTTCCTACAGGTGACGCATGAGCGGGGTAGAGGGGCTGAAGGAGGCGTTGCGGGACATTGCCGCAATGACAGACGCGGACAATCCAGACAGCTACCGCTCTGACGACCGCGAAGGATGCCTTGACGCGGTCCACAGTCGCGCTCTCTCCGCTATAGAAGGAGGAGGGGGTTCATCGGCTGCGCCGATACCTACCTGTGATGAGGAAACACTGCGGCCAATCATCATCGACGCCTATCAAGCGGGGCTTCGGCTGATTCTCGGAACGCCGCTTCCGCACCAGCAGGCCGAAATCAACAAAACGTCTTCGGCCTACGCGGACCTTGTCTGCGCACAGATCTCCAGCTCCACGCCTTCCGTCGCCACCGAGCAAGCGGATGGGGGGGTTGTAGTCATTCCGAGCCGGAGTGTGATTGTGGACGCCATCCGCGCCGCGCACGGTCACACGGACGGGCATGACTGGTCGTTCGACAAAACCGAACTGGAGGACGCTGGGCGGGCTGTTCTGTCTCTTCTGACCCGCCAAGCCACCCCTCCCGCCACCCCCATAGCCGGGGGATTTGGTTCATCGCCTGACGGCGATACCCACCGTGCGGCTGATACGGCTGTTGTAGGCGGGCAGATCGCGTGGCGTGTGGGGACGCCTCCGCAAGACGGGTCCACCTTCTACGGCCACTGGTGGTCGCCCTGTCGTTGGATGGCCTACAAGCCAAACAGCGAGCAAGCGCGCCGAGGCGTCAAAGGCCGCTGGCAGACGATGAACGAGTTTGGCGGATGGGTGAACGCCTCCGCGCCGAACGAGTGGGCGACCGAGGCTCAGATCAAGGCTCGCCAGCAAGCCGCCCCTGCCAGCGACACCACAGCTAGGTACGAGCCGGAGGCGAGTGACCCCAAAGACGCTGCCAGACGTGATGAGGGAGCGGGACAGTGAGCGCGCCGACCTACACCGAAGTCCGCGTCCGAGAGTTGACCGACCACGGCGACTGGCCTTGGCGCTACGTTGTCGAGGGCCTGACCGAAGAACGGTGGACGAAGCCTTGGCCTTGGTCGAGAGCAAAGGCGCGTGTTGCCCCGGCATGGGAGCGACTGCGCCACGGTCGCCGTGACTATCAGCCCCTCCAGAGCAGCGATGCCGCCTGTCTTGCCCGGCATTACCGCGCGCAGATGAAGGACCAACCAGCATGACCCCCGAACAACAAACACCGGCAAGCGTGGTGGAGCGGCTTCGGGAGAACCTGGCCGACAGCAACCCGAGCCGCCTTGTGTGCGTCGAAAGCGGCGACTTGCAGTCCGTACTGGACGCCGTCGAACGCCTCTCAGCGCAACGGGAGGGGCTGCGGGACTGTCTTCTCGGCATCGCCTTGAGCGACCGCTACCGGCGCTATCCAAAGCAGCACGAAGACGGCGGTGTGCGGGGGCAATCTGGCCTCCGAGCCGTCCGCGCGCTGACCGGGAAGCACGGCAGCTACCTGAACGATGATGAGGTCGTTCGGTTGGACAAAGAAGCCCGAGCCGCCCTCACTCAGGGAGAGAGCCGACAGACCGGGTGGGAGGACATTGCGACGGTGCCGTTCGGAGAGCGTGTTCTGATTTGGGTCACCGGCAAGTTGCTCCCGGGCGCGCGGTTCGGCTCAGCCTATCGTGGCGAGGGCGGGAAGGTGATCGCCAAGCCAGAGGGCGGAAACGGCGACTGGACCAAAGACATCACCCACTGGCAGCCCCTCCCTGCCGCCCCTACTCCTGCTGATGGGGGTGGGGAATGAGGGTTCATTCCGGCGCAAGCGCCTCCATACCTGGCGAGACTGAGGCTGCGGTTGCGGGTCGCCTTTGGAAGTATCGCTGCTGGTGCGGCAAGCGGTTCACCAACACCTATGGGCGAGGCGGCACGGCCTACTGTCCGAAAATCTCATGCCAGAAAACCTGCATAGCCGAGTCTCCGGTGGAGACTGACCAATGAGATTTGGCTTTGCTGACCCGCCCTATCTCGGCTGCGGAAAGAAGCACTACGGCGACCTGCACGACGACGCGGGCGATTGCGACGACCCGGAGTGGCACCGCGCGCTGATCGAACGCCTGTCAGATGATTACCCGGACGGCTGGGCGCTCTGTCTTCACTCCGTCAGCCTTCGCACCATCCTGCCGATGTGCCCGGATGATGTGCGGGTCGCGAGCTGGGTCAAGCCGTTCGCCTCGTTTAAGCCGAACGTCAATCCGGCCTACGCATGGGAGCCGGTCATCTGGCGCGGCGGCCGTAAGCGCACGCGTCAGCAAGTCACGACGCGGGATTGGCTGGCCGAAAGCATCACGCTTAAGCGCGGCCTCACGGGGGCCAAGCCCCGCCTGTTCTGCCTTTGGGTGATGGACCTGCTGAACGTCGAACCGGGCGACATTGTGGACGACCTATTCCCCGGTTCCGGCGCTGTCCAAGCCGCCATTAACGAGCGGCTTCGCGTTGAGCCTGCGCCGCTCCAGCTTTTTGGGGACGCCGCATGACTAGAACAGCCGTTGAAGGCCCCTCGGTCGGTACGGAGCGAAGCGAAGTGCACCATGAAACCGGAGAACAACCATGACCACCTCTGACTTCCTTTGGCTTATGGGGTTCTTTGGGGCGGTCTTAGTGGCGTGTCAGGTGTGGCTCTGGGTGAGCGACAGGAAACGCTAGAACGGCCACCACCAGAGGCGGTTCTGGCTCTCCGCAATAGCAACCACAGCATCCTTCTTGACCGAGCAAATCTCTCGGTCAGCGTCGCTTTGGACAATGGCGCGGCCTAGATCGCCAACGGTCTGAGCCGTGCTAACGTCAACGGTCGAAATGCAGGGCGCTTTCAGGCTCTCCGGGATGACGATGTTAGCGGCCCCTCCGCACCCGCTCAAGCTCGGAAGCGAAACCATCAGGCAAACGCTGGTCAGCGCCTTCAATCTCATCGACTTCACGTTGCTTTTCCTCTTGCTCGTCACGGATGACAGGGGTTTCCGCCGCGACCCGGTCTAGCTGCTTTCCAACCGAACCCGCTACCTTCGCCTCATTGAGAGCAGACGGCTTGTTAATCATCGTGAAGATGGCCAGAGCCAAACACAGGACGACGACGATAGCGCCGATCTGGACGACGCGGGTAGCGGTGCGGTCTAATCCGAACATGGGTTGCATCCTATCCGTTTTGAGGCATTATGGCTAGGCGAGCGGTGACGGATTGTGTCTGTCATGGAGAAGGCCTTTCTCTCGCATTCCGGTACAGGCGCTTCCGACAAGCTGGCCGGTCTTAGATTCTCGGAGCGGACTGATAGACGAAACGGGTGAGTAGGTTGGTCGATTGAGACTGGCCCAAAGCCCGATCAAGTGATCTGAAACCGGCACAATCGGATAGTAGGAGCGCACCGGACCCGCTAACTTCGGTTGGCGGGTCCCTTCCTTTTAGGAACCGTAGAGCGCCGCTTCCGCAGCCCGTCGCCTAATCAGGCCGTTCATTTTCTTGCCGTCATTATAGACCCACGACATGAAGGCTTCCTCCGCGCCGGGATAGTCACCGGCCTTGTGACGCTTCAGAAGCGTGGAATCGCCAAGTCCTTCG